GTTATGGAATTTAATCGTGACTGTTGCAACAACTGTTTGGAATGGACTTGTTGCATTCTTTGGCGGATTAATTCAAGGAATTCAAAACGCATGGAATGGTATTAGTCAATTCTTCGGAATGCTTTGGCAAGGTATCTTAGTTGTAACTCAAACCGTTTGGAACGGAATTCAAGTTGTAATTAGTGTTGCGGTGCAAATTATCCAGCAAGTTATCACAATGTTTTTAACTGGAGTGCAAGTTGTTTGGAACGCAGTATGGAGCGTTTTAAGTCCAATCGTTCAAGCAGTTTGGACCACAATTCAGACTGTAATTAGTACGGCAATTAGTATAGTGCAGACCGTAATTAGCACTACGTTAAATGTAATTCAGACAATTTGGTCCACAATTTGGAACGTAATTGTTACCGTCGCTCAAACAATTTGGAACGTAATTGTTACTGTAATTAGTACGGTTATTAATGCTGTTGCCCAAGTTATCCGTACTGTAACAAATGCTATCCAAGGTAATTGGACGGCAGTTTGGAACTTCAACGCAGTTAAGAGCGTTGTTAATTCGGTAATGAATGGGTTGAAGAGTATCGTTTCGGCAGTTTGGAACGGTATTAAGTCAGTTTTCAACGCAGGTGTAAGAGCGATTAAGTCAGTAGTTAACTTTGATTTAGGAGCAGCGGGTCGCAGAATAATGAATTCGTTCCTTGATGGATTAAAAGCTGTTTGGAATACAGTCAAAAACTTCGTGGGTGGTATTGGTAACTGGATTAAACAGCACAAAGGACCAGAAAGCTACGACAAGAGATTACTTATTCCCGCTGGTCGTTATATTATGGGCGGTCTTGCTCAAGGATTAAAGGATAATTTTAGTGAAGTAAAAGACCAAGTTAACAATGTTACAGGTTATTTCGAAGATTTAACTGTCTCATTGCCTAGTGTTGATTCAGATCAATTCAACGCAAGTCTTGATTCGCTTAACACTCGGAATTATGCTGCAGTTTCAGGTGCAATTAATCAGGAAATTAGCTTTGACAACAAGCCGGCTTACATCACTTTATCTCTTGGAGGTCAAGATTTTGAAACGTTTGTTGACGATATTAGCAAGAAACAAGACGAGCGAGTAGCTCTTAGAAAGAAGAGATTATAGATTATGAAACAGTACGAATTTCACGACCTAGACGTTAATACTCGTGGCGACCCTTCGTGGTTGCCACCTGAGGCAATGTATATCAGGCATTCTAACGGAACTGCACAGCCAATTGAGGATTTGATTGATGGATATCAAACTTTGACAGTAACTGGTAGAGAATTATTGCCATACACTGTTAATTCCGTTGAGGTTTCTGGCATGGACGGTAAAGTTTTTAGAGAAGCGAATTATCCAAGCCGTGAGATTGTTGTGAAGTATCAGCTCCTAAGCAAGGATGAAATTGAGTTTAGAGCTAAGTTTGAACGTTTGAATTACCTGCTTAAGAACAAAGAATTCAATTTCTTCTTCTACGATGATCCACTGTTTGAATATCAAGGAACTGTATCAGCCAGTGACACACCAGATGCAGGTAAGCTTAATGTGGTAAGTTCCTTTACAATTACTTGCTCCAGCCCTTTTAAGCGATTGATACATCCGACTGTGTACAACTTCACTGATAGTTTCTTGTTTACCGAGCCAATTTACTGGGCAACTGAGCCTGATTCAATTGAGATTACGATGAAACAAGCAACAACAAACATTGTTATCAGTAATGGAACACAAACTATTAAAGTGGTGGGCAGTTTTGAAGCTGGTGATAAGCTTCTTTTTACCTTTGGGGATAATCCAGATATCCAGCTAAATGGTCAATCTAATTGGGGGATGCTGGATTTACTTAGCGATTATGAGAACTTTACCCTTGAACGAGGCGAAACATTGACTGTGAGTCCTCCTTCCAGCGTGATTTTAAAGATTAGGAGGAAGAGCTTATGAGATTGCTACTGTTTGACAATCACGAGCAATGTTTTGCAGTAGTTACTAGAACAATTTCAGCGACGATTTCTCAAGAAATTAATGTTTTTGACGAATTGTCGGTTGAAGTTCCTAAGACTGCAACCAACGTGAAGAACTTGGAACGAGCAATGTATATTGGAGTCCCAATTAAACAGGATAACCGGTATCAGCTGTTCAAAATGGAGAAGCCAGAAACAGGCGACAGTTCAATTACTGTGACGGCTATAGAAGCGGCCTCTGATGATTTATCAGTTCAAGGGTATATAGATGACCGTAGGTTTGTCGATAAGGCAATCAGTGCGGTAATCCCTGCGATATTTGAGGGCTCTACCTGGGAGTTCAAGAACTATGTTCCAGATAACGACCTAGAAAACATCAACTTCTATAAAATCTCACGTAAAGAAGCAATCTCTAAGCTGATCAGTACTTATGGAGTTGAAGTCCAGTTCTTTTATAAAGTAGAAGGTAACCGGATAATCCAAAAGCTATGTGAGATTCATAAACAAATTGGCAGTGAGAGAAGCATCCGAATTGTTGAAGGTAAAAATGCTACTAGTATTAAATACACGGTAAACCAAACGGAGCTTTACACTGCTGCAATTGGTCGTGGTGCTGGTGTAGCAACCACTGATGACTCAGGGGATGCTACAGGTGGTTATTCACGTAAGATTGAATTTGATGATGTTGTTTGGTCCAAGAGAGCAGGCAATCCTGTAGACAAGCCAGCTGGTCAAAACTATGTTGAGATTCCTGAAGCAACTCAAAAATATGGGTGGCTTGATAAAGCGGGAAATCGACAACCTCGATTAGCAATTTTTGATTTTGACAACGAGCAGGATAAAGCAAAATTGCTCCAAAAAACCTATGATAAGCTCCAAAAACTTGCTGGGCCTCAAGTATTAGTTGAGACTACAGTTGCTAAGTTGGGTAAACTGCCAATGCTTGGGGATGGAGTAACAGTAGTAGCTTATCATCCTCATAAATTTGTAGTACATTCTCGTGTAATTAAGCGAAAAATAGATTTGATTGATGAAGCATATTCAAATCTTGAAATTGGTACTAGTAATATCGAGAGGCAAGCTGAGAGAGAAAAAACTATTCAAACGGATATACATACCTCCAAAGCTGAAACTGATAAGAATTTTTCGGAATTAAATCAAAAAACTGATGATTTTTATAAAAATCTTGAAACTAAGATTAATGAAACAGCAGATGAACAAACTAGAAGAGCCCAAGAAGCAATTAAGAGGGTTGAAGATGATGTAAAGGAAAAGGTTGAGTCGACTAGAGCAGAAATCGACCAATATATTAATCAAAATTCTAATGGCCCGATTGAATTGATTGATACTAACGGTAACTTTATACAAGGTGTTGGTAAAATCAAAGAAATTAGGTCAGAAGATGGTAGCTTTGTACTTAATTCTTCAGGTTTTAACTTCGGTGGCCGTTTACTTGGTGGCAAAGGAAAGCTATATGCAGATGATATCGTCGGGCGTGAAATTACTGGCTATACAGTTACAGGTGCACATATTATAGGTGGGACAATAGACGGTGTAACGATTGATGGTGCCAATTTTATCCGATCTACAGTCGGCGGAACAGCAGTTTTATCAGGCGAGCATGGATTCTCACATAATGGTGATACAGCTTTAGGTAACGGTATGTTACGGCTTGGCAATCAGTGGTTGGATGAAACTATGTTAGCTGCAATTAAAGAGAAGTGTGGTGTTTAAATGCTGTTTAATAATCAAATAGAAGCTAATGATGTAATTAATGAGTTAACCGCTTCATTAGCTCTTAAAGAAAAAGAAATAGCAGTGTTGAAATTACAATTGTTAAATTATCAGAAAAAAGGTGCAGAATTTGAGCAATGGCTTAAAACAACTGCACCTAATTTATTAAGTACGTATAGAAAGGAGAAAACTAAATGACAGAAACAAAAAAACTAACTCTACCTCTTCTTGAATTAGATTTGCAAAAGACTACGATATTTGTTACTCGTCCATTTAGACTAACTCAAGGCGATAAAGGCTATTACCAACCATTCCATTTATCAGTTGGTTTTCAACCGTATGACGTAACAGCCGACACTTTGTGTTTTTCTGCTCTGAAACCAGACGGGCAATTTATCGAAGTTGAGAATGAACCGGAAAGATTTAGTTATGATATGGGTACGTGGTATTTCCAAATACCTGAAGCCTTAGCTCAAGCCGTAGGTACGATAACTGGATTCTTTTATATCAAGCAAGGCGACAGCGTAGTTGCAAGTACTACCAAATTCGCATACGAAATTACAGCTAGATTCGGAGACGATGAATCAAGTAATTCGTATGTTACTATGCTGGAAGATATCAAATCTAAGCTAAGTCAAGAACTTGAGGGCGTAAGAGCTAACGCAAATCAATTCCAGCAATTTGTGAACCGTTCCGATAGTGATTTAACTGCAACCATTCAAGACTTGAAACGTCGCACGGATTCTTGGCTATCAAGTAAAACAAGCGAAGTGGATGGGCAAATTCAATCAAGAACAGTTGCACTTGATGCCTTGCAACGTCAATGGAACCAAAAATACAACGAGTTGGTTAGTCAATTCAACAATCAATTAACAGCCCAACAAAGTAGTTGGTCG